AAGGTGCTAAAGGCAGTTGTCGTAAGTCTTCACCTACTAAAGTAAAACAAAAAGGTGGTGGTACTAAAAAAGTATGCTTACCTAAAGCTAAAATAGCTAGTATGAGTAAATCTGAAAGATCTAAAGTAGTTAGAGCTAAAAGAGCTGCGGGCAAAGCTGGTAAATATAGACGTTCAAGTAAAAGCAATGTATCTGGCACTAGTAGTGGTGGTAGTTTAAGAACTTGGGTTAAACAAGACTGGAGACAGGTTGGTAATCCAAGTAAAAAGTGCGGTGAAAAATAATGGCGTTTAAATTAGGTAGAGCTAGACAGCCAATAGCCAATGGTGGTATTGTAGATAAAAAATTAAGTTTTAGATCAGACGATGCATCTATACCTGGTAATCCAGTTATAAGAAAAAAACTAGACGAAGGTATACTAGGCGAAGCTAATATGGACGGTAGTATATTTATTAGTGATAAAATACCTCACAACAGCGAAATGGAGCGCCAAGTGTTATTACACGAAATGAGACATGCTACAGATATGAAGCTAGGTAAACTAGCATACGGAGACGACCACGTTTATTACGATGGCGTAACATACCCAAGAGAAACTATTAATGGAAAAGACATGATTAAAGTTGATGGTGTTTGGAAAGAAGCAGGTGATGATTTTCCTTGGGAAAAAACAGCAAATATATGATATTAACAACAATAGATGGTATGCCTTTATACTCTACTAGCCCAGAAGCTGTAGCTCACGCTATTCGCATTGGATTACAAGGGTATCATACTCATACTTTTAGAGGTAGAGTTGGCTATATGGCTGGCGTAAACCATCAATCAATATTACAAACACGGCAAAGAACTAACAATACAACTGTAGCTCCAGTTACTCAACCAAACACATCTACAACATCTAGTAATACTAGTGGTAGTAGTAGCGGTGGTGGTGGTGGATATTAAAAAAACAATATGATAAAAAAATTAATTTCAGCAGGCGCAGGTGAACTAATAAAAAATGTTGGTGGAGTTTTAGACAACTTAACTACATCAAAAGAAGAAAAGTTAGAAGCACAAAGAAAAATAAAGGATATGGTAATGGGTTACGAAGCTGAAATGCAAAAGCAAGTAACAGAAAGATGGAAAATGGACATGAACTCAGATTCATGGCTAAGCAAAAATATAAGACCATTAGTTTTAGTATTTTTAGTTGTAGCAACGGTACTATTGATATTTATCGATGCTGGAGCTATAAGTTTCAAAGTACAAGACAAATGGACAGACTTATTACAATTAGTATTAATAACAGTGATCGGTGCTTACTTTGGCGGTAGATCACTAGAAAAAGTAAAAAAATAATGGGAATAAATTCAACAGAAGTCTCTTACGGCTTCGGACAAATGGGATCTGTATTTAACAATACTGTTTCAGCTATTACACCACCAACAGGTAAAGTGTTTGTAGCAATTACATTTTTAACTGACACAACTTTAAATACAACAGATGGTTTAGTGGCAGATAATGATATTGCAAGCGGTTTAGAATACGCTGGTACTAATACAGCGGCACACGATGCTGCGCTTTCTCCTGATCTTGGAGAATCTGGTGTTGGTGGAAAAGCTGTGGTAACAGCAACTATTTTTCCTAAAGGAGTAACTATATACGGTAGATACACTAAAATAACAACAGTTACCTCTGGCCAGTATATAGCTTACATAGGTATATAATGTTAGGATTAGGAGTAGGTATACCACTTGGTTCAGTTATTATAAGTAAAAGCCCAATATCTATTGGCTCTAGCTTAGCTTTGTGGTTACAAAACGACACTGGAGTAGCTGTTGGTCAGTGGGACGACTCTTCAGGGAATAGTAACCACGCTACACAAGGCACAAGCGGTAGCCAAGCTGTGGTAACTGGTGGTGGTTTAAATTTTGATGGTTCAGCTGACCATTATGATTTAACTAACACTATAACAGTTGCAAATGACAGTGCGTTTTGTTTAGCTATTGTTTTACAACAAGACACTGTAGCTAACAACACTATACTTTCTAAAACTGCTAACGAGGTTATATCAATAAAAGATGCACAAACTATTGAGTTTAAAACTAATGGTAATGGTAATGTAACTACTGAGTTAGTTGTTCCTACTGGAACTTTTACTGCAACACAAAAGTTGTTAATAGTATTTAATAGAGATAGAAATGGAGGTTTTAGTATTTTTCAAAACGGAAATGCTGTTGCAATAGATGGAGATAACTCATCAAACCACGAAGAGGGTGACAACCAAGGCGGTTTTACATTAGATGTTTTAGGATCAAATGCCGGTGCTTCTAATTTCTTTGATGGTAAAATATTAGACCTATCTTTTTGGAACGGAGCTTTAACAACACAAGAAATAGCTGACGTGAACAGCTACTTTACAGGAATTCACGCAATATAAATTAAATTAACTTAAATTAAATAAAAATGTCAAAAGAAAAAGTAGTGGACTTAAAACCACAAAACATAACTACAGAAGAACTAGAAGGTTTACAAAACTTAGTTAACTCTATGAATAGAGCTCAAATGGAAATTGGTAACTTAGAAAGTAGAAAACACACAATGCTACATCAAGTTAGCGGTTTGCAATCTCAAATGCAGACTATGCAAAAAACATTTGAAGATACTTACGGTAAAGTAGATATTAATATTACAGATGGTACTATCTCGTACCCTGAAGATGTCGAAACTGATAAGAAAGATTAGTATCGGTAAAGATTATAAAAATGACGCCATGCACTATGCCGTTGGGCAAGAAGTGTATGGTGGTCATACTATATGTGACATCTTAGAGGAAGAAGATAAGTTTAGCGTTTATATTAGAAAAGGCAAAGATGTTCTGCCTTGGAAAGACTTTAATAAAAATATGGCTGTATCTGTAGAATATAATTTACAGTATTAATGAAGTCGGTTTACAACTTTGTTGTAACACCTGTGAAATCAAGATACAACAATACAAAAGATATAGACGGTAAAGAATTAATACTTAACACTGAAATATTTAATCATCAATACATTAGTAGAGAAGCTGTAATTAAAGCAATACCTACAGTTGGTGATACAGATATAAAAGTTGGTGATAAAGTTATAGTGCACCACAATGTATTTAGAAGATGGCACAATCAGCACGGTATAGAAAAGAATAGCAGAAGTTATATTGATGAAGAAACATATTTAGTACAACCAGATCAAATATTCTTATACAAACATACCGAATGGCAAGCGCAAAAAGGATATTGTTTTGTAGCGCCAGTAAAATCTACAGACAAACTAAGTGTAGATAAAGAAAAGCCTTTAGTTGGTATTGTCAAGCATACTGACGGTACAGTTAACAAAGGCGATTTAATAGGTTTTAGGCCAAGCTCAGAATACGAGTTTATTATAGATGGTCAAAAGCTATATAGACTACTATCAAATTTTATTACAATCAAATATGAATATCAAGGAAACGAAGAAGAATATAATCCAAGCTGGGCATAAAGCAGTTGAGGAACTGATTAAAGTTGCCAAAGAAGCTATTGTAGATTCTGACGATGATATATCAGCTGACAGATTAAAAAATGCTGCAGCAACAAAGAAACTAGCTATATTTGATGCGTTTGAAATATTGAATAGAATACAAGAAGAAGAGAACATACTAGAAGGTAAAGAAACTAAAACCGAGATTAAAGTATTTAAAGGTTTTGCAGAGGGTAGATCTAAGTAATGTACGAACAAAATTTACTTAAAATAGTAGAACCTATAAAGAAAACTACTATAAGCAGACTTAACAAGGGTAAAAAGTGGAAGTATGGATACAATAAAGAACACGATCTTGTAGTTATATCTAAGACCGGTGAGATCGGTGAGATATATGAGATACAAAACTTTCAGATAGCATTACCGAAAGAGCGTGGTGTGTATAGCAACGAGGAAAAAAAGTGGAAACAGTTTGAGTACCCGAAAGAATTAAATAGAATTAAAAGTATATTTGATTGGAGAGCTTACCCTGAAGATAAAAAAGCTGACTGGTTTGACTATATAGACGAAGAGTTTAATAGAAGAGACAATGGGTTTTGGTTTAACAATAAAGGTAAGGCTACATATATAACGGGTACACACTATATGTACTTGCAGTGGAGTAAGATTGACGTAGGTGCACCTGATTTTAGAGAAGCAAACAGACTATTCTTTATATTTTGGGAAGCTTGTAAAGCAGATAAAAGATGTTATGGTATGTGTTACCTTAAAAACAGACGATCTGGTTTTTCTTTTATGTCATCGGCTGAAACAGTTAACCAAGCTACAATATCAAGTGATGCAAGGTTTGGTATATTATCTAAAACAGGAGCTGATGCTAAGAAAATGTTTACTGACAAAGTTGTACCTATATCGATTAATTATCCTTTCTTTTTTAG